CGAGACGCAAGCCGAGATTGTGAAGCGCGCGATGTCCGAGGACATGACCGCCGCCTACCTCGACTTCTTCCCCGGCGCGCCGACCGAGAACTTGATCGAAGGCGGGGTCGGCCCGAACTGGGCAGACCTCGGCTAAATATTTTTTCGGATCGGTCCTTGAAATGTTTGCAGACCGGTCCTATGTCTAGGTCTCACTACCAGACGACCTAAACAAAACCAAAACGGAGATCACCAGAATGCGCCTCACGATCCAACAAGTCGCCGAATACGTCCCCGCCTATAACGTCCTTTGCGACGATGCAGACATTGGCGCGATCACCTCGTTCCCCGGCGAGGGCCCAATGGGGACGATCCGCTACAACGGGAGCACCGAGACCGTTGCTCGTGCGACCGTCGCCGAGGTGCTTGCTGTTTTGGAAGAGCGGGTCGAGCGTTCCTATTACTACGCGAGCGAAGGCGAGATTTACGACGAGGACGGGAGCATCGCTTACGCGCAGATGCTCGAGCGTCAGGCCGAGATCTGGTCCGCGCAAGACGAGTGCCCCTACTAACATCACCTCGGGGGGCTGCGGCCCCCCACATCACCACGAAAGGATCTGCCATGCTTGCCCACTACGAGACCGGAAAAATCCCAGAGCCCACGCCCGGAGAGCTCTCGAGCGCAAACGACGCGCTCCGCTTCATCTTTGGCGGGAACGCCACCTTCACGATCCGCAGCGCCAAGACCGGCACGCGCTACACCTACAAGATCCGCCAGAAGGAGATCGGCAAGCCGTTCTTCGCGTCGGTCTTGTCCGGCCAGAACAACGAGACCGACTTCGACTATATCGGGTTCATCCCCGCCGCGACGCGCGACGTGCTGGTCGCTGGGAATAAAGGCAAGCCGGACGCGCCGAGCTTCAAGGCGCTCGCTTGGACCGTCGCCCAGCTCACCACGAAGGCGCGGATCCCCGAGCACCTCGAGGTCTTCCACGAGGGGCGCTGCTGTGCCTGCGGACGCAAGCTCACGACCCCCGAAAGCATCCTCTCCGGCATTGGGCCGGAGTGCGCTAAGAAACCCCAGTGAAAGGATCTGCCATGACCGACTTCTCCATCGAACTAAACGCCGACATCCTGCGCGCCGCGCTGATCTGCACGAGCACCGAGGAGACCCGCTATTACCTGCAAGGCGTTAGCATCGAGCCGAACGTGCGCGATCTGCGCGTCGTCAGCACCGACGGCCACCGGCTTTTCTGCGCGCGCCTCGATGTCGTCACCTCGGTCGAGCGGTTCTTGATCCCCAGAGACGCGCTGGCACGCGCTCTCAAGGGGTATAAGCCGAAGATGCTGATCATATCCCGCGAGGGGAACTTGTGGCGCGCTGGTGACGTCGTATTCACGCCGATCGACGGCGTGTTCCCCGATAGCTGGCCGCGCATCATCCCGAAGGATCTTCCGGAAGAGCCGAAGCACGCCGTCTTTGATCCCGCCTATCTGGTCGACATGGTCAAGATCGCGGTCGTGCTCGATGGTAAAGGATCCTTCCCCTCGGTGCACTCTGACGGCCTAAACCCCGCGCTGGTGACCTTCGGCGCGCGCGAAGACTGCCTCGCCGTGCTCATGCCTCGCCGCTACGACGGCGCTCGCAGCTCGCAAGCTCTGCGCGCTCTCGTTCATTCCCTGACCTTCATCCCTGCACAGTAAAGGATCTGCCATGCTGAACCGTTTTGTCGACTTCTTGAACGAGCACAACGCCATCGAGCGCACGCTTCAAGCGATCACCGCCTGCGCGCTGATTTATACCGGCTGTTTGCTCTTCTTCGTCCTTGTGACCTTGTGAGGAGCGCGCCATGAAGCTCCCCCTCCCCTATATGCTCGGCGCCCTCGATGGATCGAGCTCCGAGCGCGCCGCCGTCTTACAGGAGATCCGAGATCGCGGGATCCTCGAGGCGTCGGATCTGACCGCCTTCTGCTTCAAGATCGAGGCGCTGCTTGATCGTGCAGAACAGAACGAAGCGACCGAGATCCGGCTGCGTGAGGAACTCGCAGATCGCGAGACCCAGCTCATGCAGGATCTTGTCGACAAGCTCACCGAGATCCGTCAGCTCGTGATCTCGGCCTTCGACGACCTCTTGCCGCAGCTCCCGCTAAACGCGGATCTGCTTTTTGCCAAATGCGCCCATATCCTAAAGGAGATGCCCGAATGTCCGACCAGAAACTAGACGCACGCCGCGCGCGTGATCGAGAGCGCAAGCGCGCCGAGCGCGCCGAGCTGGGCGAGCGCGGTCTTGTCAGGATCGAGGTGCGCGTGCCGGTGGAAAAAGCGGATCAGATCCGCGCTCTGGCCGAGATCCTGCTTGCGGATCGAGGTGCGGAAAAATAGGTTCGAGATGACGCGCGCATAAACGGCAAACTGGTTTCAAGCGGTTTTTGCAATGGTCCGGACCTGTCTGCGCTACGGCCTAGTCCTTAACCCTGCGCGTCTGGCCCCCGGAAGATCTCCGGGGGCCTTCTTCGTCAGCCGATCAGCTTTGCGAGCGTCTTCGGGCCGACGATCCCGTCCGGCGTCAAGCCGTTCGCTGTTTGCCATGCTTTGACGACGCGCTCCGTCCCCGGGCCAAAGTCGCCGTCTGCGGTGACGCCCAGAGCCGCCTGCACGCGCTTGACGAGCTCGCCCTTGCTACCGACGCGCAGCGTCTCGGTGTGCGCTGTAGAGCCCGCTGCGGGCGCTGGTGCGGATGCGCCCAAGATCTTGAGCGCGCGAAGAAAGTGCGCGCGCCTGTCATCTAGGCCAATGGTCCCCCCGTTCACCCGCTTCGTCATTAGCAGAAGGTCGCCGGTGTCGCAGGTCTCGTTGATCTTCCGGCTGTTCCAATACCAGCACGCGCTCTCGAGCGCGCCGCGCTTGGTCTGGACGTAGTCGATGACCTCCTCGGCTGTCAGCCCGATCGTCTTCCCGAAGGCGGTGTAATTGTCGCGCCCTGTGAGCTGGATCGCGCCGCGCCCTCGGAACCGATAACCATCCCCCGAGGCGGTGTCCCCGTTGCCCATGCGCGAGGCGTAGACGACGTTCGCGATCTTCTCTGGCTGCTTCGCATAGTCTGCGGCGTTGCGCCCAGCGTTCGCGAAATACTTCGGGAAGATCTTGTCGAGCGTCTCGGCGCGATAGTGCAGGTTCTCTTCGAGCACTTTTAGCCCTGCGCTCTCATGGCCCACTTGAGCAAAGAAACCAGCGATCCGGTGTGGCGTCGTGATCTGATACTTCGGGAGGATCTCGAGCGCGGCGTCTGCCCATGCTTCCGCCTCTGGGTTGCCGTGCAGGATCTCGACGATCTTCGACTTGTCTAGCGTGCTCATTTAATCACCTTCTTGAGCATATCCACCGGGCTGTCGATCGCCGCCGACTTTATCAGCCCCTCGACCTTCGGCGGGAGATCCACCTGATCGAGGACGGTGTCGACGATCTTCTCTTTCACCTTGCGCCCTATGAGCGCGCCCACGAGCTTGCCGATCATTCTGAGCCCTCCGCGGTCTCTTGTTTGCGGTTGTTCGATGCTGCGAGCACGCCGCCCAGAGCGCCGACGATAAACGAGGCGATCGGGGTCAGGAGCTCGAAGAACTTGCGGTCGTTCTCGCTCGACGCGCCCATAGGCTGCGTCACGAAGATCAGCGAGTAAAGGATCGAGAAGATCGTCCCTCCGAGGATCAAGGTCAGCGTGACGCCGATGAAGTAGCGGAGCTTCGCCTCCATCAGGTCTGGGTCGTTTTTATTGGGCAAGGTCTTGTCCTCCTATCAGGTCGCTCGTGCACGACTTGAGAGCGGTGCACATTGGCGGGTTGCATTCAGGCGCGGACCAGCGCGCCGGATCTTGGCACGGGTAACGGTAGAACCCATCAGACGACGCCCAGAAGACCGCAGCGACCGCTGTTAGGAAGATTGTCCAGAGTATGATCTCGCGCATCCTGTGCCTCATCTTATCGGGTTCTTTGCTATGTCATCGAGCGCCTTCCAGATGTCCTCGATGTCCGCTTTGATCTTGTCCGTCTGCCCTTGTATCCCATCGGTGATGCCGCTCGACTTCTCGACCATCGAGCGCAGGTCGAGGAGCGTCTTTTGCTGTTCGAGGATCGTCGCCATCTGAGTTGAGATCGCAGAGAGCTTTGGCGCGAGCTCGCGCACGCCGTTGTCTTGGATCGCCTGCTCGAGCGTCTGGACGCGGCTCTCGACGTTGATCACCGCGTTGACGCTCTCCTCGACGGAGGCAAAGCGCGTGACGGTGTCGTAGCCGTAATAAATCGCGCCCGACAAGCCGCTGAGAACGGGGAGCGCGGCGGCGACCCACCAGCCCTTTAAATCGAACCCGCCGATCTTGATCGAGGTTCCGCTCTCTGCATCGTCACTCATTGGTAGGCCGACGCGTAGACGTCCGCCGCCGAGATCGTGTTCGAGGCGAGGAACCCTTGGAACCCAAGCCCGAACGCGCTCCCTGCGGAGATGTTAATGATGTCGGAGGTTGCGCTATAAGCGACGGTCGCGCCGTAGAGCGAGACGTTCGCGTTCGAGGCGTAGGCGTCGACCATGCCGGTCATCTGGACGTTATTCGCGGCGGCGAGGAACGCACCGGCTTCGCGCGCGTATTCCTGCACCGCGCCGAGCGCGCTGTTATAGTTGCCCTGCTCGGTGTCGGTGATCGACATCCCGGGCGAGTTTTCGAGGATCGTCTGCAACGCCTGTTGCTCTTGCACGGTGTCCGCGCTTGCGGCCATGTCAGAGACGGTTGCTGCGGTCATTAAGACGAGGCTCGCGTCGACGAGACTGTCGATCGCGGTGTCTAGGTGATCCATTGCGATCGCGTGCTGGTCGAGCATCAGCTCTTGGGTCGTGTAGTAATTTGCCGCAATCACGTCTTGGATCGCGTTGTTGTAGGCGTCTTGCATCTGATCGCTTACCGCTGCGGTCTGCATCACGCCGGGCGCGAGGATGTCTCCGCTCGATGCTGCGGCGACCGCGCCGGATGTTAGCACCTGCGAGCGGTTGATCTGGTCAAGGATTGTTTGCGCCGACGTCGTCAGGTTGGTGATCGTCTGATCCGCCGCCGCCGGTGTTGCGGCGGAAGCGATCAGAGAGAGAAGGCCCGCTATTTTCAATAGGTGTGACATCCGGAAGCTCCTGTCCCATGAGTAAGAAACCGTCCCAGAAGGCGCGGTCGTCGGTGTATCCTATAACATAAAGATCGGGCTTTGTCCGCATCTCGATGTAGGCGTCGCGCCCGACCAAGAGCCGCCCTTCGGAGAGCGAGTAGATCGGGCAAGGCGTCGAGGCGAGCGCCATCGCTTTAAATACCTCGGGGCTTCCGCACATGACCGAGATCCCGCTGATCTGTAGGCCAAGTCCACCGCCTGCCTGCGGCGTGCCCAGAAGGCGCGCCTTCTTGATCCTGCCGCATTCCGGATCTTGGATCATCTTCCCCTCGGCTTTGCCGAAGATCGAGATCTGGAACGCCTGCTGCACTGGGATCAGACAGCTATCGCTCCCGCCCCCGCCCATGACGGTAGGCGCTGCTGCTGTGGGGACCGGTTGAGAAAAAGGAGCGGCTCCCGCGCCGTTGTAGTTTGTTGTCTCGTTCGTCGTCGGGTTGTTGCTGCCGACTGTCGAGTTATTGTTGCCGCTCGAGCTGTTGAGGTCGCCGGTGACTTGGCCAGACGCAGGGAGCGCGATCAATAAAGCGAGCAGAGATCCCCGTGCTCGTTCATAAAGGCGCGCGCCGCGCTTCCGCACATGAGCTCGAGCCCCGCGTCGGGATGCCCGAGGTAGGTTAATGTCTGCGCGGTCTGCCGGATCTCGCATTCTTTATCCCCCTCTGGGCACGCGTTCGTATAGGCGACCGAGGAGACCGTCACCGGACCGCACGCCGAGACCATGAGAGCGAGCGCGACCCACTTCATTTAGCGAGCCGATCGAGGAGCCGCTCGATCTTCGCGTCGAGGTTGTCGATCCGTGAAATGATGCGGTTAAAGTCGGCGTGCATATCGACGCGCGTCACATAGTCGCGCGCCAGCTCTTCGCGGGTCTTGTTGAGCAGGATCTGCTGCCGTTGTTGCTCGGCATAAAACGCTTTGAGAATGAACCCAGAGACGCCGAACGCGGCGGTCAAGATCCCGCTCCATATGATCTCTGGGGTCATGTTCATTTGCTCGGCTGCTCCGGCCAGACGACCGTCTCGGGAAATTTGGTTTGCTGCGGGACATCGAGCAGAGCGCGCCGGTAGGTCGTCCACTCGGCTTTCTTTGCCGTCGTCATCTCCGCCCAGCGAACGGGGTTGCAGAGCACGGGATCGACGACTGCCACAAGCAGAGCATCGCGCTGCGTGCGAAGGTTGCTGCATAATTCTGCCACGAGATCGTCTTCCGTAGGGTCAGGATCCGGCGGCGCGGTGCGGAGAGAGTAAGGACCAGAAGACCAGCCCGCGACTGCCGGAGACATCCGGTCGCCATTAGGCAAGTCTAGCCACCCGCCTTCTTTGACGGTTTGGATAATGTTGTTGTCTTGCATCAGGACAAGCATGGGGTCTCCATTATGTTAAGTTGATCCAGCACCCGCGCATCATGTTACCGCTTCCATAATCTTGGAGGTCAATAGTTTGAGTATAACTTGCGGCTGGCGGGACGATTAGGCTGAACCCCGTCACGATCCTGTTTACGGGATTTAATACAGTTCCAAAGGCGGGGGTTGTAAACGTGCTAGGGTAACCCTGCCAAGAGTTTGAAACATTTGTTAGACTGGTTCCACAACACGCCAAGACCGCAGGAGCTACGACCGACGTCCCAACCACGTTAATCCCCGAAGGGTCGAGGTTGGTAGATGATGTGGCCATGTTGAGCGCGCTGAACGTCTGTATAGGCGCGTTTCCGCGAATAACGACGAGCACCTTGGCGTCGGTATCCGTGCCGTCTGCGCCTGTTAAACTGGATCCGGGCATCGACGGAGTGCAGATAGCCGCAGACAGAATGATACCGTTATTCCACCCACTGGCCGGACCCGCACCGAGGGTAGTGAACCCCGAAGGCACTGGGCCAGAAATGCCCGTTGATGCGGTAAATGCGGGGCAATCAAACAGGATCAATAAGTCTCCCGTGCGTGCTGTCGCGGGGACTGTTATGGTGGCGGCGGTCGAGCTCGCCGATGCGATGAGAGAAAGACTATCGAGCCGCCTCTGCCCTGAAATATGTGGCATAATAGGAAAGCTCATTGTAGTGCCTGCACGATCCCAGAGGTAGAACCGCCGTTT